ACTGGTCATCAGATTGGTGATCTAGTAAACTTAACTAGTTCAAGAGGATCTGGTGCTAAGGGCGTAATTGCACAGACGTCTGATGAGGTTGTAACATTTGATGTAGTAAATGGTGGTAGTGGTTATACTATAGGAGCTACTGTAATTACGGTCTCCGGAGGTTCTCCATCTAGTAATGCCGTGATTGGTTCTGCGACCGTAGCTACAATTTCAAACACGGAAACGATTAACGCTTACGTTGATACCATCAATGATCTTAAAGATACGCCAATCAACCACGGTCCAACATATAGTTCCAATTCAGGCATCGTAAGTTCAAATTTAGCTTCATCAAATTCTTCCACTAGTTTAGTGAGTGCGTTGGGTACCATAGAAAGAACTACAGGATCTATAGCTACTTTAAACGTAACAGTAGGCAACTACATCGATAATCTTCCAAACATTAAAGCGGTAGATTCTGAGATATCTCCCTTGGATATTCCTGACGGTAGTGGTAGCTTTAAAGGCCGCAATGCCGTCTTAACCTCTAAGTTTACAGCTGGATCTATAAAACTAGTAAATGTGACATCTAGCGGTGCTGGGTATAACGTATCCTTCCCAGTAAACATTGTCAATCAAACTAGAACAGCTGTTAGTGGTAAGGGCGCACCTAGGATAACTGGTGTTATTGAGGATATAGGTGGGTATACTAGCACTAAAGGATTTTTGTCTTGGGATCAAAAGTTAAGAGACAATTATTATTATCAGGAGTACAGCTATCTTCTAAAGTCCGAAAAAACTTTAAGAACGTACAGAGACATAGTTAAAGACATTATACATCCAGCTGGTACTAAATTGTTTGGTCAGATAGAGCTTAAGCAAACTATTGACTTGACAGGCGTTGCAGTTGAGCAGTTCTTAAGTCTTGACTTGATAGGTGGTAAAAACGGTGTACCTGGAATAGAAAGCACTGTATCGTTTGGTACGGATCATTTTGTTTCTGTAGAAGTTCCGCTCTCTTCAATTGTACAATCTACGCTCTTTGATAGTTCAGTATTAAGTCGCGATATGTTTGTTACTTCCGTTAACAGCAGTGTAGTGGTGACGGAAGCTGATGGGTTAAGAGTTGAGTTAAATCCAACATTGGATTTACCAATAACCTCAACGTTAACATTCTCCACAGACAGCGTGTTATCAAGAGACATGTTTACCACTTCTATATCCAGCACGCAAGCAAGCTCTCTAGATAGTCAAGTGTACTTGCAATCTAACGGATTCATTTATGTATCTAACAACAACGTTATCAGCTCTTACCTAGGTAAACCTATAACAGAATATCTTGACGATCCAGTAATTCTCGGCACCCCATTTGTTGTACAGGGTGATGGTCTAGATTACTTTAGTACAATAATTGCTGGAGGATCAGTAATAGAGATTCAAGATAATATACCAGGCACGTCTGGTAACACGACCTATATAGTTAATACTGTTTTCAGCAACACTACGTTTACTCTTAACACAGAATTTACCGGCCAGAGTATGTCTAACGGTATATTCAGATATTTCTACGATGGTAATATTTAACCATGGCAAATATAGTTAGTAAAAAGTTTAATATTCACATTGCTCAGCAATTTAAAGAAGCGTTTGACGAGTCTGACCCTTCACAGCTGTATTTGTTTTACTCTAAAGTTACTCCGTGGAATGATGAAAGTAGTCCGGCTGACGTATACGATACAATTAAATACACTGACTACGATATATGGAGAGGAATGCTTTCTCTCAAAAAAATATCTAATAATAGTGTAACAATGTCTGTGGCCAAAACTCCGTGGACAAGTAACACCGTGTATACAATGTACAAGGACACAGATCCTAATTTAGCTACGTCAAACTTTGTTGTGTTTACGGGTAACAATGTATACAAGTGCGTGTATAATAATAATGGTGCTAGAAGTACTTCTCCGCCCACTGGTCAAAATACTACTTCAATAATTACCACATCTGACGGTTACAAGTGGAAGTTCATGTATAATGTTACGGCGGCAGATTATGCTAAGTATGGTGGTCTTAATCATATCCCTGTAAAGACATTAACCTCAGACGACTCTTCACTGCAATGGAGCGTGCAGCAAAATGCTGCCAACGGGGCGGTGCAGATTTTTGATGTTACAGCTGGTGGTTCTGGTTATCTTGAAAACAAAGGAACGGTTGCTGGTGTTACTAGTACATCCGTGGTTACTATTAGCAGCGATGCTAGTAATGTTGACAGCTCATATGCTAACTCCTCATTTTATATTTCAGGGGGTCAAGGTTTAGGTCAGACAAGAGTTATCACAGGTTACAACGCTGTTACTAAGCAAGTTACTTTAGCCAGTTCTTTACTAGTATCACCCAATACATCCAGCACCTATCATATAGGGCCTACTATAAATATAAACGGCGATGGAAGCGGGGCAACTGCGTACGCAAATGTATCTGGTGGAGTAATTACAAAGATTACCCCGATAAATGTTGGGCAAAATTATTCCTATGTGCGGCCAACTATTACCTCGAATCCATCGTATGGTAGTGGAGCAACAACTCGTGTTTATTTGCCACCGTTTGGTGGTCATGGATCGGACCCAGAGAGGGAGCTATTTGCTACTAATGTTACACTTAATGTAATAGTAGATGGTGGAGAAGACGGTTTCTTTGCAGCTAATAACCAGTTTAGGGTATATGGTATTCTTAAAGACCCTGTGACTAAATCTGGTTCAGCTGCTACTGGAGATAGGTACAACCAAGCGTTAAGGTTAAATGTTAATTCTGCTTCCGGGGAATTTTCACAAGATGAGTTTGTAATAGGTGATACATCAGGAGCTAAAGGTCGAGTAATATATTTTGCAAACACTAACAGCGCTAGAACAAGTGGGGTGCTGCATCTCACATACGTAACAGGAGTATTTTCTAATACCGAACCACTTACAGCCAATACATCTGCAGTAACAGCAAGTATTGCCGGTATAACTAGTCCAGACTTACAACCGTATACGGGCAGCATGTTATACGCTGTAACTAGAACACCCATTGAAAAGGATGCAGATCAAAAAGAAAACTTTACTATTACAGTTAAGTTTTGATAGGAGAACCAAATGTCGTTAGAAACAGATTTCAATCAGTCTCCCTACTTCGATGACTACAAAGCTGTAGCCGAAGATAAGGACTACCATCGTATTCTGTTTAGACCTGGACTTGCTGTGCAAGCGAGAGAGCTTACTCAGATTCAATCGTTAATGCAAGAACAAATAGCGAGATTTGGCGACAACGTTTATAAAGAAGGCACAATTATTGAAGGTTGTGCTTTTCAATACGATGCTAACGTAGCGTTTGTACGATTAAGAGACCGTGATCGCGGTGGCAATACAATTAATGTTAGCTCCTTTGCCAACGGCATCGTACAAGGTCTAACTTCAGGGGTAAGGGCAAAGGTTTTAGCTGTAGCTACTGGATCTGAGGCAAGTACTCCAGACACTAACGTATTAATGGTACGTTATATTGACAGTGGTACCAGCAAGACTAGTAAAACTTTTGCGCTCAACGAAACTTTATCATACCTTGTTGCTGATGGTGGAGCGTGTCAGTTAGCTAATACTTTACCTTCAAATTCGTTTGGATTTGGTTCTCTGTTTGCTATTGGAGCAGGCATCATATATGGGAAAGGCCATTTTGTAAAGGTAAGAGGTCAAAATGTAATTCTAGAAAAGTTTTCTACGACACCTTCATACAAACTGGGATTTAAAATTACAGAAAGCATAGTTGACAGCGATGCTGATCAAACGCTGTTAGACAATGCCCGCGGTGCATACAACTATACTGCACCAGGAGCCAACCGTTTAAAGCTAACAGCTAATTTAGTAAAGCGCGTTCCTAATACTGCTAACACGGAAACTTTCACTACTTTGTTTGAAGTAGAGGAAGGAATGGTAAAGCTGATAAGGCCAGATACAATCTATGACGAACTCAATCGTCAAATGGCCAATAGAACTTTTGAAGAGTCTGGAAACTATTTTGTCGAGCAGATGAACACTGCTGTAAAAGAGCATCTAGACACCACTACAAACTTTGGAAGGTACACAGCTGCTGAAGGTGGTAACAGAAATAAACTTGCTATTGGAATTGAACCTGGTGTGGCTTATGTTATGGGCTACAGAAACGAGGTTCTAAACACTGAATGGATAACTGCAGACAAGGCAACGTCTACCAAACAGGAGAGCGGAGTAACGGTTACTACCAACTATGGTAATTACGTAGATGCTACTGAGGTAGTTGGACCGTGGGATCCAACTACTTATCAATCTGTTTCGCTTAGAAATGCTAAAGCGACAGCTATTCAAAACGGTACGTTTGGATTAACCGGTGCACCAGGACAAGAAGTTGGTACTGCTAAGATTAAGTTTGTAGATTATGTCTCTGGTACTGCTGGTACGACTAGTGGTAAGTATCGCTTTTATTTGTTTGACGTACAAATGTCTAATAGCGAATTTACTGCAGTGCAAGGTTTGTATGCTAACAATGCTACCGGGCCATCCAGTTTTGCAGACATTGCAAACACTACCCCAACTCTACAAGAAGCATCGTTTAACAGAAACATATATGATACGGGATTAAAAGCTGTACAGCAGCTCACTAACAGCTCTAACACAGTTAACACAACCTATGCGTATAGAGACAAAGCTAGCCTTACTTTCTCTACGGGCGGCACAGCTACTCTATCTATGTCCGGAGCACACGCTGGAGGCACGGAAGAACTGAACTATGGTGTAGGATCACTTAACGACGCACAGAAAGCAGAGTTCCAGGTAGTGCTTAATTCAGACGCTGAGACATCTAACTTCAGTCAAACTGTAAGTGGTAGTGATGCTAGTGCAACTATTACTACGTCTTCTTCATTGGAAGCTCTTTTATCGCCTGGCGATTTTGTAAAGGTAAACGATGGTAGTGATAGTTCTTTATTAAAGGTAGTTACGGTAAGTTCAGGTGATATAACAGTATCGCCTAATCCAGACATAGGCTCGTTTAGCGGCGCTAATATTTTCAAGGTATATCCTAGCGGTTCTATTATTGACATGCAGGTAAACGGTGTAAACGCCGGTACACCAGCTGAAAGAACTATCACTGTGGCTTCTTCGGTAAGTGCTACACTTGATATAAAAGAAAGTCTAGCAGCGGGTGTTACGGCAACTGTATTTTTCAACGCCAAGCGAGAAAACACAGCTGGATCTTCTAAATTAGTTCGTAGAAACAGATTTGTAAAATTGGATTTAAATACCAACGTTGCGGGTACTACTGGTCCTTGGATACTTGGTTTTGCGGACGTATTAAAGATTCGAAACGTATACATTGGTAGTAGTTACTCGATTACAAACCGAAATGTAACTAGTGAATTTAGACTAATTAAAAATAGCAATGATAATCTGTATGCTAAGTCCAAGTTAGCATTGTCTGAAGCAAGTAATTTAAATCTCTCTTCGGGAGACAGATTGCTCGTCGAGCTTGATTATTTTGAGCACAGTCGTTCAGGCGGCATAGGTTTCTTCTCTGTAGACTCATACCCAATTGATCCAAACGAGTCTACTTCTAACACTACCGCTATTGCTACTCCAGAAATTCCACTATATGAATCTACTAGTGCCGGATCTACTTACAACCTAAGAAACAGTATTGATTTTCGTCCTAGGGAAGTAACAACTGCAAACGATGCCATATCAGTAAGTACTGCTACTACTAATCCTATCTCTAACACTGCCTTAGATTTAGATAGCGATGGGTCTTATGTCCCCGTTGTTAATAAAAACTTTACTAGCGATATGATGTTTTACCTGCCTAGAAGAGACAGGGTAGTTATAGGCAAAGACGGTAAAAAGAAAGTAATTCAAGGTATTCCGTCTCAAGATCCAATTACACCAGAAGAGCCAGGTGAGACAATGACCCTAGCTACTTTGGATGTTCCTGCATTTCCTTCTCTATCTCTAGAAAATGCCTATAACTTTGACAGAGTGGACCTTGCTGTAAGAGTCAAGCCATCTTCTCTAAAACGATTTAGAATGAGAGACATTAAGGCTATTGAAGAAAGAGTAGATCGATTAGAATACTACACGTCGCTTAATGTATTAGAAAAATCCGCGGCTGATCTTAAAATCTCTGATTCCGCTGGCCTGGACAGATTTAAAAACGGTATCTTTGTGGATTCGTTCTTTGGCCACGATAACTCTGATTTAATTGATCCATCGTACAAGTCTAGTATTGATACGAGAAAAGGCGAACTACGTCCTAGCTTTGAAGTTCAAAATATTGATTTGTCACACACATTAGGTTCCAATACAACCAGAAAAGGCAATCACGTTAGGCTGGATCTCAGTTCAGTTTCAGCAGGTGATGACGCGTATGTTGTAGGTGATACAGTTTACGTTGGATCGTCATTAGGTTCAGCTACGGCTAGAGGTACAGTAAGACACATTGCGCCTAGAACTTCTGCCAGTTCAACTAAGAGAATATATCTCCATGAAGTTACAGGATCGTTTACGGCTTCTACTACATTAAACAACAACAATAGGTCTGGAACGGCTAATATATTCTCTGTACAGAATGCTAGGTTGGGTGGACTTGCTACAATTAAGTACGATCATAAAAGCTATGTCGAGCAGCCATATGCTTCTTTAAAGATAAACCCAGTAAATGATTTAATGTACAACTGGGTAGGCAACATGTCACTATCACCAGATGTAGATCATTGGGTTGATACTACTTTTGCTCCTGATGTTACTGTTAGAAAAGACAATATGTCTTCGTGGCAAAGAGCTCTTACTTCTTGGAATTCTACTTGGGGGGAATGGGATAGAATTAATGTTGATGTTGAGAGAGTAGCGTCAGATCCTTTTGGGTGGAGTCCTATTGTAAACGTCGTTACTGCTCCAATAGCAGAAGAAATTAAAAATGGTATCCGTGTAGGATCTTACCCGTTTGCCGACACTCAGGCCAAAGCAGGTACGATGACTAGAACCGATATAGTTCCCTTTATGAGGTCAAGAGTCATAACTGTAAGCGCTACCGGTATGAAGCCCAATACTAGGGTATATGCCTTCTTTGATGGTATTAACGTGACTGACAATTGCAGTCCTTCCACCCTAACCACTGATAGTAATGGCAGCATTACCCTTACTTTTAATCTGCCAAGTAACAGCAATACTAAATTTAGAACTGGATCCAGGGAGTTCCTTCTTACTGATATTTCCAATCTTACTACTAGCGAGGGATCTCAAACGACTAGTGCTCGAGCAACGTATACTGCGGTCGGTACTACTAGACACATAGAAGGTTCAGAAGTATCTACCGCTATTTCTCAAACAGTTATAGACACAATTAGAAATGCTACCGCTGCTGCCTCTTCAGGATCTAAAATTAGTAATGTAAGAGAGACGTTAGCGCAAACATTTACGGTTGGTAATTTTGAATTTGCTGACTTAGACGTTAGAGAAAATATATTTGGAATTGGGGCTGACGGAGTTTTTGTCAGTGCAATTGATCTCTACTTTGCTGCTAAGAGTAGTACGGCTGGGGTTTCGGTTGAAATAAGAGAGATGGAAAATGGCAGGCTTACTGCTAAGCGAGTACCGTTTGCTCATAAAAGAGTAAACTCTGCGGACGTAAATGAGGATGCTACGTTGGCTAGATATGCTACTCCTTTCTATTTTGACTCACCTGTATACCTCAGAGGTAACAAGCAGTATGCTATCGTAGTTAAACCTGATGGTAACAATCCCGACTACCGATTGTGGACTGCGGAGCTAGGTTCTACTGATGTTAATGGTGGTGAACGTATTACCCAGCAACCCGCTATAGGACAGCTTCTAACTGCGTCTAACGACAAAACGAATGCGCCTAGAGTCAACTATAATATTAAGTTTAGTTTGTGGAGATCGCAGTTTGACACGTCAGTAACTGGATCTGTAACGTATACTAATGAAGCGGATGAGTATTTACAGGTCAAGCAAATATCCGGTCGTTATCAAACAGGCGAGAATCTAAACGGTGAGTCATTAATTAATATGACATCCTTTACTGGGAATACCGTCCCGCTGCAAGTAAACGATAAAGTTTCTTTTGGTAGTAATACCGGTATTATTCGTAAGATTATTAACAACTCATCCACGGCGTTGTTTAAGACCGACATGTTTGGATCGTTTCCAAATGGTGCTACATTGACGTTTACTACAGCCAGTGGCTCGTTTACCGG